CTTTCGCAGCACCCGGTCCCAGGAGATTCATCTCATTCGTAAGGATTACAATCTCTGCATTGATGTCTGTTATCTCACCCTCAGTCTTTGCTATGCTTGCTTCCACTACAGTTATTTGAGCATTAGCATTGGCAATCTGGGCAGTGATTTCATCTCTTTTCAGCGTCAACTGAACGTTGTATTGACCGTCTGTACCACCTGATATGATTATTCCCTTGCCCATTATTCTGAGATTTCCATTTGCTGCCTTTTAACACTGACAAAATAAGTTACTACATCAACGGTGAATGAATCGCCATTGACCTCAACCGTATCCCCCGGTTTTAAATACATATCAACTTTCGCAAGCCTGTAATGATATTTTCCACCACTTATGTAATAATATGATGCCCCATCTAAGATCACTTCTTTGGTTACAAAACTTTCTGTTCTATGTCCTGATAATGTAATCGATTGATTTTTAGCTCCTTCATCAACCCTAATAGTTTCCAAATCAACTATCACGAGTTGTTCTTTATATTGTTCGACACCATCAATCAAATAAGCCATTTCAACTATCAAATCACCGTTTGACCGGGCATTTATTTGCGCTGCATATTCTGCTCCTGGAATCACACAAGACAGATATGTAGGATCGCCATCTCTAAGTCTGCCTTGAAATGATTTCATTGGAATCACAATGTCAGTCGTATCATCATCTTCACCAGTCAAAGTCAGGTAATATCGTTTGGTTGCTTTATATTCATTTTGTAAAAGCCATTGCGTCCAATTAAAAGAGGCTATCACGTCGGCTAATCCAGCAGATTCAAGGAGTGTCATCAACCAATCAGCCTGAACACCTATCACATCATTTAGTCCAACAGCTTCTGCAATTGTCTTATAAAAATAATAGTCTCTATCGACGGTATCATTCAGACCGGCAGTTTCTGCTAATATCTCGACAAAGAGGTCAGGAATCACTGAATCAGATAATCCGATAGTCTCAGCCAATAATATAGACAATGATGCTTCTACACTCAATGTATCGCTGAGACCTATTGCGTTGATTATCTCTAAGACAAGGAGGTCAGGAGTTATCACGCCAGATAATCCAGCAGCTTCAGCTAATGTCTCGACAAGGAGGTCAGGAGTTATCACGCCAGATAATCCAGCAGCTTCAGCTAATGTCTCGACAAGGAGGTCAGGAGTTATCACGTCAGATAGCCCAGAAGCTTCAGTGATTTCCAATTCATGAACAACGGGAAAATAACTAAATCCTGTTGGTGAAGAATATGTACAATCAGTATTGAAAAATCGAGCAGTAAAACTATCATTCTTATAATATACAGACACCATCGGAAAAAAGGTACCTGAAATACCATCATAAGCAAAGCCAGTACCAGCAACAGGATCACCTGAATTTTGCCACACTCCATTTAAAGAAAAATAAAGTTTCCCGTTATCTAAATCAAGTGCAATTCCTATAATATCATCTTCGACAAAAGAATCCCCATAACTTAACAAATCGTTGTTATAATCTTTTCTACCATCAGAAAGATAACAGTAGCTATTCGTATCCCATCCCAGTCTATTATTGAGAACAGCACTCGATGTACCTATTCCTATGAATTGTACATCAGAAGGTGAATTGTCTATGTGGATTTCCCAATACCATTTACCACTTAATTTAGAGTCAGTAGCCCGTAGACTAACATGGCTATTTCCAAGCGTATTGGCAGCAGTCAGATCCCCATTTGTAAGGGTAAAATAATTTGATTTATCTAATGGGTTCCAAGTAACAGCCATTATTTATCCTTCAGCCAATAGGTTATCTTTATGCGTCTGCTGCCGTCAGTGTTACGGTCACTTTGAGAGTGTCATTATCTGCAATAAGTTTTGCGCTGTCAAACTTGCTTGCAGAATAAAGTCTACCCTTAGCCTCAGCTTCATCACCCTTGACATCTGCACCATCTCCACCAACAAGAGCACCACCATAAATAGTGTGACCGTCAGAGGTTGCATCAAATATGAACGTCGCTTTATTTAAGCTACTGGTCACACTCTTTGCTGCCACTGCTCCGCCTTCCCATAAAGGCCGTGTTGCTGAATCATAATCAGTTTCCTCGGTGAAAACCGGGGTAGCATAGGTTGTACCATCAGCAGGTGAAGTGTCAGTGTTAAAGATGAGGACATACCAGTTCAATAACGGTATCGGGGTGCCACCCGTAAACATGATGCGCAGCAACTGATTTAGTCCCTCTGCCGTACAGACATTGCTGTCAATAGTCCGCTCAAGTAGTTTACCGTCTCTCCAATGTTCGACGTCCCATGTGGTAGTTATAATCGCATCATTTTTCATCTCGGCTCCTCTTCAGATCAATTTTTATGACCTCGTTTTTCTTAACAATCAGGAAATTGTGATGTTTTGGTTTATCTATAACAAGCTTACCATCACGCCATAATTCCGCTTCAAACCGACTCCCTACTTTACTTTGCTCATCCATATCTTCCCTATACACTTAATTTTGATTCAATTTCCATCGTCATCTTTGCATCGCCATTGTCTATCTGCAATTTGCTAATCGCAGCACTAAACACCCCATCAGGGATCGCTAAATTAACAAAAGTCTCTGTCTGAAAAATCTCCCATAAAGAATCTGAGACACTCTGCGAGAGCACTGCCTCTATAGATATATTGCGATCTCCATCCGCAAACCCACTGTGAATCACTACAACACCACCATCTAAAGTAGATGATTTGCTCACACGGGCTGTTGCATTTCGGAGTTCAGATTCGTTCTTATAATTCCTGACTACTATTGCGCCACCAGGATCAAAAGTTGATTTTGTTATTGCTATCATATTATATTCCTAACAAAAATTCTGAACCAGCTTCGGTTGCTCTTATTTGTATTTTTTCTAATATTTGCCACATGACCATTTCCAGTGCAGGCTCCAATCCATCAGCGCTTATGTTAATCAGCGCATCGCCTTTATTAAGTTTAGCAGTTCGCTTCTCCATATATTTAAGCTGCGCTTCACCGAGTCTCATTTCTAAATCATGTGCTTCTTCTTTTATCTCCATCTCCTCCTTTATATACTTCTCAATATCACTCTTGTCAAACATGTCTGCGTTAGCCCACAGGCCATAGAGAGTATTAAGGCTTTCACTTGTGCTTGAGATGGTAGTAGCAAGTCCTTCAAATATCGAATCCATTATGTCTGCGTTAGCTTGGGCTGCGGCTATATCTAACTTAGCCTGCCACTCAAACTGGGTCTGCATATTTCCTGCATTAGCTTCTATCCTTGCCAACTCAGTGTCGATCTCACCTTGCAACTCTATTTGTAATAACTTCTCCGAAGGAATAGCTTCAATTTCTTTTTTTATGTCAGCTGGGGTTGGATCAGTAGTAGTAAGGATTATCTCTGTTGTTTTATCAGGTGGAGTCACATCATCAAGCAAAGCAGACCAGTCATTAGCCTTGGTTGTTGCTTGCTCTGAATCGATATCCACTTTTGTATCTATTTCACTCGGGATTTCCTCCATAGCTCCTGCCATTTCTTCTATCCCAGGAACCACATCCCCGAATGCGTATTTAAGCCTCTCTGAATTTGCTTCTGCACGATCTACAACATCTGCTCCAAGAAAATCAATGAATGTCGATAATTCTTCTGTTGCATTTTCTGTCCAGTCCGTGAAAGGCAAGAGTCCAAATATCTCGACTAACGTTCTTATTGATCCAGCTATTATGATTAATGCAAGATCAAATGAAGTCGCCATTGAATCCCATGCAAAACCTATAGTGGTAGCAATGTCTTTAAAGACTGTCTCTATAAGCTCAGCATGCTGACCGATAGTCATCGCAAAAGCCGCAAATTTGATTCCAAATTCAGTTACTAATTTTGCTAATCCCAGTATATTACCAGCTGATTCTTTTTCTGCATCATCAAGCGCATTGAACCCTTTTACCATATTGATGGTTGCTGTGACCATCGGCTCAAAAGCTTCTACCATGCCTTTGGTAACGACTATGAGACTCGTCATTGAGTCAAGCACAAACTGAATTGCCTTAGCCAAATCCTCAGGCTTTGTCAGATCTAATTCACTCATGAAGGATTTAAACTCATCCCCTAAACTTCCAAAAGCATCAAGGAATTCATCAAAATCAACTTCCTCAAACGCTTCAGGCATCGCTCCTGCTATTCCTCTGAGATAATCACCAAACGAACTACTGAACTCATTTAGTGCATCAAACACTGGGCTAAACGTCCCAGAAGAAACGATCCCCTGCAAGGCCAGCTCAATCTCTGTAGCACCATCAATGGCTTCCACGGTTGCTACACGGAATTGGTCTCCGACAATAATACCGAGATTCTCGAACCCTACCTGAAATCTATTAACAGCAACTTCAGCACTCTCCAATCTGGCTGCGACTTCTAATGCAGCTGATCCGGCTGCACCCATTGCAACCGCTGTGACTTCAGTTGAGAGCGCTAATCCGTTGAATACTTCGACCATCCTACCAGCTTGATGGATACCAACGAGTTGCTGAGCAAGAAATAATTTATCACTTTCTTCCGCAGTATTAAAGGCAGTAGCTACATCAAAGAGTATATCTTTACCGGATCGTAACTCCCCATTTGCGTCTTTTTGCGACACTCCAATCGATGCAAGGGCTTCAGCAACAGGCTTGGAATCATCAATTAATTTCAATAAACCTGTTTTTAATGCGATTGCAGCTTCACCACCTGAACGAAATACCTCAATCACTGGAGTTAAAACACCAGCAGTTTCTTCAAAAGTAAATCCCATCTTATCTGCAATAGGAGAGAGTGTAGCCATACCTATCGCAAGTTGTTCGACATCAGTCGCATAATTATTCGATACTTCATTCAAGATATCGACTAATCTTGCAGCTTCTGACGCTGGTTCTTTAAATCCTTTTAATGTGGCTATGAGAAGCTCACTTGACGTAGACGCATCTATCGACCCGGCTACGACCAAATCCATGGCATTCTTAGTCAGAGTTAGAGACTCTTCAACGGTAAATCCAGCTTGCTTAAAATTAGCTGTACTCAACAAAATTGCAGAACTGGTTTCACCATATGTAGTCGATAGATCAAGAGCAGCCTTCTGCGCATCACCGAGCAAGGCTATTTCATCACCTATAACTTTTTGAAGCTCAATTGTGGCAGCTTCAAATTCAGCGGATTTAGCAAAGGCATAGACTAATCCCCCAGCAGCAACTGCCATTAAAGCAGCATCGACTTTTAATATATCATCAGCAAATCCTGCTAACGGTTCAGCAATAGCCTCAATCCTGTTCCCAAGATCAGACATATTCCCGGATACTGAATCAATGGTGCCACTCACTTCATCCGTTCCAACAAAGACTATATCTATAATTCTTGAGACATTAGACAAAATTAATTTCCTTTCAGACCTTCGTAGAATTTAGACCAGAGCGCTATTTCCACCTGAGTTACAAACCCCTGCGGAAATAGGTCCGGCCTTGCCTCATAGAGAAAACACTTCTTATCATGACATAAAGCTAATGAATTCCTCACGTCGCTATTTCCCCAGAGGCTTTCGATTCCCCCAAAGTCTTACCTTCACCAGTAAGCTCAAATATTTTATTCGTAAGCTGGAAAAAAGTCGTAGGGAATGAATCAGCTAACCTGACAGCAATCTCTTGCGTAATCTCTGGTATCACTGAACCATACCTCAATGACGATATCCTCCGTACGAGATCATCCGGCGTATTATCCCCTAAACCAAGCACTTCTTTTATAGAGTCTATTTTTTCGCTGTGTAGTTCAGACGAGATGCCGGAAAGGATCGATCCTACATCCTTATTTAACTTGACAGCCTCATTGACCTTCGCCAACTCATGCCCAGTTAATCCTCTTACCTGCCATATCGCCGGTTCATCATCTTCAAAGAACACTGACAGTCCTGGGACTGGGATGTCTTCCATCCTATGGCTAAAACTTGACTGACCAAACTTTTCTGTGTTAAATGCCACTATACCTCCGTTTTATGATAGAAATGACACACTTGCATTCTCAGAGGCTATTATTACACTGGCCTGATTCTGATCTGCAACCGGGAAAGTCCTGGCGACTCCAATTTCACCTTGTGTTAAGACAAATGGATTCTTATTCCGATCAGGATAAAACTTTACCGTGATTACTTTATCCTGCTCATTCAGAAGCGCATCCGAGACGTTATTTGCCATAATAGCCGTGAATCCGCCAGTGCCAAGCGCTCTGGACACCGCAGCTATGGTTCCATTGTAATACTGGGTTGAAGAAACCGATGGGGAGTTTTCACACGGCTTGAAGTCCAAAGTCTTGGACAGATCAGAATACGAAGGAGTATAATATTGAACAAATACCTCCTTGACTACTCCACCAGTATGTATGGCAGGGAGCACTGAATCAAACTTTATGTGGGAATTCTTTTCACCAGCTGTTTCAGCCAATATGCCTTTGCCAATATTGAACTCCTCCCAAGTCGGATAATCAAATCTCTGGGTATTGGTTCCAACAACCTGAAATATCTCCGCCGCAGTCAATGCTCCAGCTGTTGATGACGTTACCCTGATCTGACCGATCTCAACACTGTTCACCGGGATATAAGGAGGTCCTCCTGCTGCGTCCCTTACTGCGCTGAACGTTGTATCAGCACCTTCTTCTCCAGGGACTATCGCTATCGTCCCGGCTGAATCCATTGTCACAGATATGATCTTAGACTTACCTGGACCTGTACCACGGGTAAACGTACCAGTCGCCGCAACAACTGTATGTTCAGTGCCTTTGGAATAGGCAGTGAACCCAGCAATGGTTATTGTATCGTCAGTGGCATGCAAAGAAAGGACATTCCTTCCTGAGACCATACCATTCGGTCTAACGTCCGGACCATAATCAGCTGCATCGCTGGAGTAGCCACTCCATACAGTCCCGAGATAATGCACATCATGAGCACCGCCATCGGTCATTTTGGCGTAGGCAGTCAGCGTCCGCCCTGTTTCTATGCTGATTTTTGCTTTGGCACTTGTCGACATAATAAACCTCCTTTAGTTTGTGCTGACTCCAATCGGTTCTAATAGTTGCTTAACTTCTTCAGCAGCAATGGCTTGATCTGCTTCTTGCAAAAACCCTATTGATTCTTTTAATTTACTCAAGCAATCAACACCATCACCTAATAAATATGCCGTCATATGCTTAAGAACAAAATATAAGCTATCCGGCTTCTGAGAGAATATGAAACGGCTACCTTTTGCATCTGGTCGCTTTGTAAACATCTCATATTGCTTCAGATAATTCCGTGCTCCCTCGAGTAGCATCTGGCCATTGCCTGTAACTACTCCGAACTCAGTTGTGACATAAGATATATCTAAGTCATCAGGTAATATTCTCTGCGCTTCTATCAACCATTTGTAAGCTCTTCCATAATTCTTTTGCTCCAGATATAACCGGATGATAGAATAGTATACGGTCTCATTGAATCCATTACACAGAGACTTGCTCTCAAGATATTTCTCACCATAGCTGATCGCCTTGCTATAATCCTCAATCGTTCCATAAAACTGCATAAGATAGAAAAGCAGTTCATAGTCTTCAGGATCTTTTATCAGCGCTTTTTTTAACAATGTCCCTGTGCGCTTAGTCTTCTTCTTAGATTCTTTCTTCGAGATTTGATAATGCGATCCATGATGAATAATTGTAACATCGTTATACAGGACAGCTCCAAATTTCTCAGCACCTTCATAGATCGGTATATTGTGGACTGCTCTACGATATTTGATTTTGCCATTTCTAAAAATTCGTGATGCATTAAATTGAGTCCCTGATTCCTGACATACATCCTGAAGCTTAACTGACACCCCGTTATATTCAGGACTTAGCCTCGCTAATGTCTTCTTCAACCCTTCTTTATTACCTGTCAACTCTTCATCAGCATCTATCTGCAATAGCCAATCACCTGTTGAATGACGAATAACTTGATTTCTATGAAGCGAAAAGTCATCCTTCCACGGATGCCTGTGAACCTTAGCACCGTATGACTTAGCTATCTTGATGCTTTTATCTGTTGACCCGGTATCGACAATCACTATCTCGTCAGCGATGTCCTTAATAGATTCAAGACACCTACCTATGTGTTTTTCCTCATTTCTCATCATCATCGTAACCGACAACCTTATAGGTTTCACAAGGTTATCAGGCATGAATGTAGATACAGGAGCTGCATGACTTTTGATGACCGCCTCTATCTGCCCAATTTTATCTGAAAAAGAATAATAAGAAGTTATGTAGTTTCTATATTCAACCGGATCATACTCTTCAGACAAAATCATGCTGCAAAATTCAGAAACCTTGGACCACAAATATTTGATAGGGTATATTGTATCAGCACCTACAAAATTATGAATAACTGGTTTCAAACCCATTGCCATGGCTTCCATGATTCCTTTGCCTTGGCTTTCCAGAACTGAAGAGCAAACGATGTGACTCTTATCTTCCAACCATTCCTCCGGCTTCTCTATCCAACCATGGAATTTGATTCGTCCAGCAAGCAATGGATTTTGCTCTTGCATCTGCTTGAGATAGAGAGCGTATCGCTCCTCTTGAAATGCACCTCCGACATGGAGTGTATAATCAGGCTGAATGCTCAATAGCTCTGCAAAGGCTGTGAACAATAACACAGGCGCTTTCTTAAAATTGAGAAAACCAAGATATGCGAGGTCCTTCCCCTTTTTAACCCGTGACAGCGCAAATCTATCAGTGTCAATCCCGTTCGGTATCATATGAATTCGATCAACGTTCTTCTCAATACAAGGATATTTCTGGAGGACTATGTCCTTAATGTGATCGGCAACAAATATCAAATCTGTAATCGCTGACCACTTAATATAATCGAGATATGGTGTGAATGCCTCATAGCTGTGAAGCCGTAATATCACCTGCTTCTGGTACAGCAACTGCTCAAATCGTGTGACATTGATCGCTGAATTATCAGCCCATTCGATCCAAATTATGTCAGCCCATTTTACAGCGTTAAATGTCTGCTCAAGATCATTGGTCACACAGACCTTCGTCTCATAGTTCGCCTTGAAATAATCTGAGATTTCGGATAAATGGTTGTCATTACCGGGTGAACATATAATTGCTACTTTTTTCAAATTATACACCGTATGTAGTCATGTCATAAGGATTAGTTTGATATGCTACTATAAACCTGACAAGCACACCGCACCATGGTTTTTCTCCCTGGCCTATTATGTAATCATACCCTTGAAATATTAGATCTGATATCGTCTCATCAAGCTCATAGTTAGGATCATCTGATACTTTTGGCGCAGTAGTAGCTCGATTTAACACAGTTATGATATCTGCTGCTAACTTATTCGCAACATCAACGAAAGGCTCATCCCTCGTCAAACTATGACTCTCAATGAGTAACTCAAGCTGTCTATTATCATCATTGTAGACATTACGTGTATTTGTAAGCGATGTACACCAATAATTGACGGCTGGCAAATCATATCCAGCAAATGGCTCGAGTCTTGCACGTTCTATCTTATTAACCGTATAATGATACCCATTGGCAGTCGTTATCTTGGTCAATCTCGCATCAACTTCATCTAATATAGTCGTTACAGCTGGATCTGTCATTTTAATCCTCTCCGATTAGGACAATCAATTTCGACAATATCGTCGGTATTTGATCATCTGCTGCATCAATCATACCAAGTCGAGCAGGGACCACAACTTTTTTCTTCAAAACCATCATCATCTTATCCCCTATAAAAACTCCCCAATTCCCTGCCTTTGATTTGTGTATGTGGGCTCCTGCATTAAACAATTCCTTTGCAGACTTCTTCATCACCCCGGCAGGAGTCAAATTAGATTTTGTCGGGATATTAAGGTAAGGACCTCCAGGTACTCCTGAATATTTATTAATAGCCTTGATGACACCACCGAATTCCTGAAGAGGAGCGTATTTCACTGGCACTCCAGCTACATTAGCAGAGCTAAAAAACGATGCCCGTAAATTTCTAAGGCTGCTCCCGGTTAAGCTTGTTCTTAATGACCTCCGTAGAGTACCAGTTCGTGAATGTATGATTTTAGATGAAAATCTGAGCTTGACCTCCTTATCCGCATCTAATACCGCTTCTTGAAATACCTTCTTGGCCTCATCAAATGTTTTATCAGGAAGCTTATTAAGATAATCACTAATTTCTGCAAGGTTCCTGACTTCTATGCCCAGAGTCATTATATCACCATCAGCGGATGCTTGTCTTTGCTCAATATCCTTTTAACTTCCTTCAGAAGACCAAGCTCTGGTCTTTGCACACTACCTCCTTCTGCTGAGACACTACTTGCACCTATATGATCTTTAGCCTGAAACTCATAAGCTGTCTGCAATAAGGCAGCTCTATTCATCGAATTGGTGGCTTCCGTAATTCCTCCTGTATATACCACAACCATCTTCGCACTGGACAGCAAAGTCAGGAGCTTAATCCCATATTCTGTAATTTCATATTCCTCATTTTCATCATAGGTCTCAGAATCACCACTAATCGTGACCGTGACCGATGAAATAGCAGTAATAGGAATTGCTGGCAGTGATACCATAGATTGCTTGCATGAGCCAAAATAGATCGTCTCCGTTCGTTCTTTTGACTCAAGCAATCTACCAATATGCTCCTCGATAGCCGACGTCACAGACGGCCTAAGGAGATTCAGCGCAGGGTAATCCCTTATTGCTTCCTTCTCTAAGCCGAGGAGCGCCTTCAGATCTTCGTATGTCACAAGCTCAAGTGTCATTTCTTAGCCTTATCCCTCTTCATATCGTCCATTGGCCCTTTGCCTTTTACACTGGGACTGGGCTTCTTGGCCACAGGCTTCTCCGGGGTATCGGTCTTGGTCTTTTCCGGCACATCAGGTTTCACAGTCTCTGGAGTATCTGCTTTTACTTCCTCCGGCACATCAGGTTTCACAGTCTCTGGAGTCTCAATCTCTTCGGCTTCCTCACCTGTCACATCGTCTGGTTCCTCAGCTTCGACAACCTCAGGCGCTTCCACCTTCACGGCTATCTGTAGCTGGTCAACAAAAACAATAGCAAGGCTAAGAGGTATGTCATATATTTCTCCAGCCTTATACTCTTTGACTTGGACCCCATCTATACTTCCCTTTTCTGTTTTTAACATTTTAATCTTCATACTTTACCTCCCTTCATCCCGATCTAAAATTAGGAGAAAATTCTCCATGGTATTTCATTTCAGCTTGGCGTCTGGCTTCTGCTGCGTCTTGCAAATCTGCAAACCTACCAAGGAAAATTTCTTTACCATCAACAACTATACGAGCACGAAATTTATTTTTATTTTTGTCCCAACCCACACCAACAATACCACTATTGTTATCTGATCGAATGCCTTGATTTATCGCATTCTGTGAATAAGTCACTTCACGCAAATTATTAGATAAATTATTCAGCTTAATCCGATCCCTGTGATCAAACATATATTTGTGCTCAAAATCGCCTTTTACAAAATTAGATAAATTCAGCTTCTCACCACCATGGATCGTATAAACATATCCACATTTATTATGCCATTTATGTTTTTTAATCTCATTAAGATTTTCTCCATCAAAGAAAGTCTCAGCAATCACTTTGCCGTTTTTATCATACAGTTTCATTCGATAGGTTCCATTCTCTTCATGTATTTCATTTCTATCATAGATCGTACGACTTAATATCTTACCGTGTCTACTAAATTGAGTATAATGTTTAATACAGTATCCCAATGCCTTCACAAAATTTTCGCATCCATCAACTTTACAAATTTTTTCTCCGTTATGTTTCCTCCATCGCAGATAGTGCTTTCTACAGTATCCTTTAGCCAAATGTTTATTGTCACAACCATCAATCATACAAGTTTTCATCATCAATTCCTCCTGTAGAATCATCCCTGAGAAAAATTTGCGGGAAACAAGTTCAGGATTACTTGCTTATCAGGCTTAAGTCCCTATCCCGCAATTTTCAAATTAACTATTCCATCACTCGGATGAAACTGAACGCAATGGCCCCAATACACTGGTTACACTGAATACGCAGGTTCCACCAGTCACAATGCTCAGATGACTGTACCTTCCTCTGGGATTAGGCACATGAATCGTGCCATTACCGGCAGCTTCCAACGTCAAGCTGATATCATTGCCAGCACCCGCCGTCTCGTCAGTCCAGTCGCTGTCATTATCACTGTACTGCAACGTCGCAACGAACGAAGACGCCCATGCTCCGCATGAGATGAAGTACGAAACTGACGGAGCCTTCCCATGATCTAATGACTCCGTTAAATACGTATTAGCTCCCCGGCTTAAAGCCGGATAGCCATCATCATCTATGTCGTAATTTACTCCAGGATCTCCTTTCATAATCATCCTCCTTTAATTTTGTTTGTAAATTTTGTTTATGGATCTTGTTTATAAATTTTGTTTATGATTACTTGCTTACTGAGCAGTTACGGTAATACCGGCAGCCAATGGTACATACGTCATATACCATGTGATATGATCAGTTGCAGCTCCACCAGGATCAGCACTCATCAACTGCTCAATCATTCCTTCAGGACAAAACCATGAAGACATCAATGTCGACAAACCAGTAGCACCCGGTTCCAGCGGAGTTAATACAGCCGGATTAGCATCGGAAAAGGCATAAACGGTTCCAACAGGGTCATCAGTTATGGCAACTGCGGTTGTAAACTCAGTGTCCGTAGTTGAATCATCTCGATCCACAATCAACTGAGCAGTGGTTGCGTTAGATCCAACAACGGCAGACACATAACCGACGATTGATTTAATCAGAATCGCTCCACCGTCAACGTCAAACAGGTCAGCGGTTATTTCATCAGCAGAGACCGAAATAACTTTTTCCTGATTATATAAGATCGCATCAAGGTCAATCTGATCAGCAATATACTGATCATACAAAGACGCATCTCCCATCTCCGCATCGGTTCCGATCTTTCCATGAACGCTATCAGTCGTAGTGCTATCAATTTGTCCTATCGTCGCCGGACCATCAGCACCCAACACAACCGGGCTTGAGGTTGAATCAGCTACTTCATCATCGTCCCATACGACGTTTGACAAAGTGAGTGAACCAGGATCAACGGCAGTAGTCTGGACATCGGTTCGAACGAGGATGTCCTTTATTGATCCTAATGCCGCACCAGTAAACTCGATTGCATGTTGGCCATCAGTCAAGTTGGTTATACAACCACCTTGAATTAATACCTCAAGATCGACGGTATCAGACCAGATCGCACTCACTGAATATTCTCCATACAGATACGGAGTGATAACTGAGAGATTATTGTTAACCCCATTGCCAGCATCAATAAAATGAGCTGCACCAACGGCATCAGCTGTAAACTGAACCGGTCGGATTATCTTCACTCCATCTGCTCCGGCAGCGAGATCAATCGTATCAACGAACTCCCATGACGAAGTTGTAGGCTCTGGAAATACCGCATCGATAAGTTCAAAATCATCTCCGCCAGCTTCAACAGCGATCCCGATCACTACTCCGCTTATACCTGCGAGATATCGGCCACCAAAAATACGACAATTAGCAGCACCAACCGCAATAGTTGCATCGGTATCGGAATAGGTATAAGTTGCTTGAGCGCCTATTGAACCTTCGTGAACAATGGTTATACCAGCTTTGTCTAAATCAAACCCATTAGCCGCAGTGTAAGCTTCAGCATGTCCTGCCGCTACACGAATAAGATCTCCGTTTGCAGCAGTCGCCAAATTGATAGCAGCATCAACGGTCAGACTCGCATTGGTCCATGAGGTCCCAGCCGCTGTACCAGAAGCGCCTGAATCGACATACCAGACGTTGCCACTGGTTTCGATGCCGAGTCCAGCTTCGAAGACGGGGACATTCATAACGGTCAGGTCCTGAGTCTTCACCCAAGGCCTGTAATAGTCCGTAGCAAAAGCATTTGTGCCTATCACAAGCAAAAGTGACACAAAAACAGATACTACAAAATTTCTATACTTCATAACGATCCTCCTTTTATTCAGTGTCTATAATACGATGATCATAATACAATGATTATGATGCAGCGATTTTCATCGGTGCAAACGCTTCAGGCAATGTTACCTGTCCACCAACCCTCTTGACGATTTTAAACCCGGTCTGATCGTACTCTGCATATCGCTCAATGAGTCTCTGAACAGTGAGTCCTTTTCGATCACGGATTTTATAACCAGCCTTGAAATCACCGAACAAGATCGGGTATGAATTTGCGGCTATATCGGGCATTCCCTCAGGATTCACGATGGGCTTGCCAAGCAGTAACGCTGGACGTCCTTCCTGAACCGGAGGCTGCCAGAGGTATCTACCTTCTCCGTCTTTCAGCTTCCTAATGACCGATTCCGTGGTAGAGTTAAACGCCCAAGTACCATTCTTACGATAAGTCTTTTTCGGTGTATAGAGCACATCGACCAAGGCATCAACTCCATTATTCGAGGAGTCGGAAAGCGCAGCTGCTACACCACTTGAAGAAGATAAAGCCTGAACTCTGGCATCAGAGGTTATTCCCTTGGGAGAGTCATCCCCGGCAGCGGCTGCAAAAGCATCATCTTCAGCCTCAGCAACTGCTCGTGAAAAGGCATCGTTCAG